ATATTAAAAATATGTGAGCAATAGATAAGTATGGGTGAGGCTGCTAAGATTTCCCTCAAAGCTATTGGAAAGCAGGATACACACCTCCTTTCCAAAGACCCTGAAGATTCATTCTTTAAATATAAGATGAACAAATTTTCAAATTTCACAAAATTAATTAAGAGTACAGTCGTGACCAAACCATCTACAGATACAAATTGGCCTTTTGGTAGAACGGTAATAGTTGAATTTAACCCACGACAAATGGAAGACTTACTGAGTGACATGTGGATTAAACTGAAGATGCCGAAATTGAACAATACTACAAATTATCCAGATCAGCTCTCGTTACATATTATTAAGAGTATCACAATGTATGTAGATGGGATAAAATTAGAAGAACTCACAGATGATTGGAACTTCATATATAATGAATTATATTTGAGTGATACACAACACGAGGCGATTCAATTACTTACAAATAACGGATTTAATTATACGTACTTTGCGAGACAAGGTGGGGATTTAGGATTTTTAGACAGGGAAATGCTCATACCCCTTCATTTTTTCTTTTCTAGAAAATATGATGCTTCTGAAAATAGACCGTGTTTCCCATTATGCTCGATATATCGTCAAAAAATAACATTCGAAATTCAGTTTCATAAACAATCATTCTTCACAAATTTTTCTGATACTATAACCTTACCCGAATTTACAATACTAACAGAGGAAATAAAACTCGAATCAGAAGAAAGGTTATATTTAGCATCTTCTCCTTACACATTCAGCCCAGATATTGTATATAAACATAGTGAACAGTCGTCTGAAGTGAATATTCGTAGATTTAAAATGAATTTTTCAACAGATAATGCTACGAAGATATTTCATTGGTTTTATAGAAGACAGGAAAATGAGAATGAAGATGATTCAACTAAATATAAATTGCGATTCAATCTTACGAGCAATCCGGTTGAGTTTAGACGTGCAGATGGAAAACGATTCGAAATTGCTGAAAGTTTTCAAATATTCCTCAATGGTGAGTCGGTACAATATGTATCAGGGGACCAGAATCATCGATACTTTAAATATTACACTCCGTATGAAAGTGGTCTAAACACACCAACCACTCATATTTATACGTATAATCTATCATTGTATCCATCTAAACATCAACAATCTGGGATTTTAGATTTTAAAAAAATTAATTCGGATAAAAGTTTCATAGAAACAGAGTTTCATAAATCTCTTGATTTGAGTACACTATACAAAATGCATATGTATTACATAGCATATAACCAATTTGATTTTCGAGATGGTTTCATGACTGTTAGAGATTAAAAAAAACACTTTATAAGTATATATGCTGTTGTTTGCTAATGGCGTTCAAGATACATTCATAACCGATAACCCAACACAAAGTCATTTTCTGAATGTATATAAAAAGCATACACCTTTTTATAAATCACTCTATCCCATAGCGTCAGAAACCCCTACGAATTTTGGTTCTACATTATCGTTCAGAGTACCTACGGATTCTGGTGACTTTATAAATCGGGTATGCTTGAAAGGTGAATTGAAAACAATTACGAATGTACCAATCAACTATTATAAATCGTTTTTGACTAATAATCTCATAGAATATGCTGAATTGTTTATAGGAGAGCAATCAATTCAAAAACTATCTGGGGAGTATATTGCTATATATCACCAAAGTCATGCACGAGATATTTCAACGTATGAATTTTTATATGCACATGGTTCGAATAATGTCCGTCAGATATTTAGAGATTCGTCTACCGCAGAGGATAATCCATTTTTTTTAGACATACCATTCTATTTTCATAATGTCAATGAGTTATCCCTACCATGCTGTTCGCTAAAAAAGCAGGGTATTCGAATAACAATCAAACTTCGACAAATCGGTGAAATATATTTTAGACAGGAATTATTTGAAACGGCTCTTAACGTATCCTATATTCACGTGGGGATGGATGAAAAGTCTTTTACTGAAAATTATCCAATTGTTCAGAACATTAAGCAATTACAAGTATCCGAATTTAAAATGTCTCAAGGTGTGTCGAGTAAAAGTATGCTACTGAATTTTAAAAACCCCGTCAGTGAATTGTTTTTTGTTGCGAATCGTGTATCCGATAGGCGTATGTATGTAGACATTGAAAATATTCGATTGAAATTTAATAACGCTGTAGTTTTCGATAGGAAGAATAAATTTTTATCGTTCAAGCAGTCACTCGATAATCATGTATCGTCACCATCCGGGAACGATCTAGATGGTGGTGGTAAATACTGTTCGTATTCATTTTCCCTCAATCCTATTTCAGGTCTTCATATGGGAAGTGTAAACATGAGTCGTATCGTTCACAAAGAATTGAAGATAGATCTCCCGTTGGATACAAATGAAGACGTGATGATTCGGATATATGCTGTGAGTCATAATGTACTCGTTTTTTATCATGGATTAGCTGGCTTAAAATTTTAATCAACTATACTAGTAATGTCTACAGGAAGGTTAAACCTTCATACACTGGGGGTAGCTGAGAGTGTACTCGTAGACTATGATTATTCGTATTTCACTAAACTCGTAAAAAAAAATACACACTTTGCCAAGGAATATAGAAATATAGAATTTAATGGTAACTTTGGTAGTATATGTGAATTTATAATTCCTATGAACACGGGAGATTTACTGAAATCTGTATCTCTGGAAATAGAAACCAGTGAACTCATAGATGTTGACCACTATTACATCGATTCATTCGGGAATGCTTTAATAGAATACGCAGAATTGATGATAGGAGGTACCATTATAAATCGAATAACAAGTGACTATTTGCAACTATACACAGAAGCTTTCCACGCGGATACTAAAAAGTCTGCGTTCAAAAATCTCATCAATAGAAGAGAAGACAGTCTTTTAGACATACCATCTTTCGGAGTTAATTATAATCAATTAAAGAACAATAAATTACATTGTATCATTGACTTACCATTCTATTTTCATAGACACCCAGAATTAGCTCTACCGTTGTGTGCGATTACGTTACAAGATATCACGATTCGCATAAAGTTGAGAGACTATAACGAACTCGTTTACAAATTTTCATCTACTCGAACTCCGAGTGATACGCTCGCGATGGTGAGTAATGCTTTACCGCCTACAATCACAGAGGCCCCGAAAATAACAAAATGTGAGTTAGTCACCGAGCTCGTATTCCTAGACGCAGCGGAACGAAAAAAATTAAAGTGTAGACAAATTGATTACGTCATAACCGAACTTCAAGAAGAACAATTCAAAACTGCAGATGCTGAAACGAATTCTATCAAATGTAAATTAAATTTTTCAAATCCAGTCAAAGAGATGTACTTTTTTATTCAAAGAGACAGACAAGTGCATCAAGACATTGGTGTATTTACGAGCCCTTTAAATTATGACCCTGTACGCTGGGTTGACTTTGATGGTTCCGAATTTACGGTAACGGTTGAACAACTGAAATACTTAACATTAAAACTCGACGGACTCCCCATAATAAATGAGAACGTAGGTACGCCTCAAATTATGAGAATATCCCAATTTATGAGACACCACTCGAATGTACCTAAATTATCAAGGGTATATATGTATAGTTTTGCACTTAACCCCGAAGAATGGTATCCGACTGGTCAAGTAAATTTCAGTTTAATGAAAGAGCAGATAATGGAATTCGAACTATGGCAGTCGAGGACATTTGTGAATTCGATTTTTAATTACTTCAATCGGTACATACGTGTTTACGCGAAGAGTTATAATATTCTTCGAGTAAAAGGTGGAGTGGCTCACAAACTCTTTTAATCACGTTCGTGTGAACAATTTTGTTTTATTTTCACGGATGTAGTCGATAATCTTATTCTTGATACACCATTTGATGAAATTCAACTGTGCCAGAGTCGTATGAATTTCATGAGATGTACCCGGGACTGTATACACAAACTTTTCAGATCGACAAAATGGGTCGAACAATTTTTTGCTGTATCCATCGAGACTTGATTTGTATGCGTAGTGGACGGTGAAAAGCTTACCGTCGCTCGTTTTGTACGATGTGTGATTCTTCTTCGCATAATTCGTGATGAACCATTCCAGGTTTCGTAACGAAATACCACTTGTTTTATCTAGTATATTCAATAATTTAGATTGGTTATTTTCTTCGAAATAGAATGTGTTAATTGAGGATAGTAGAATATCTGATTTACTCATTATTGAAAATAGAACTCAAATCTATAAGTTGTTTTGTTTTGTTACATTCCGGACATTCATGGGAAAATAAAATTTCGGGACCGTGGGAATGGCCGTTGTGACTGTCGTGAACTCTCTGACGGATACGACTTCCCGAAGTTATGTGTTTTCCACAATACCCGTCGTGTATACCCTTGAACACACACCTCGAACCATCTGGTTTCGTGCCTTTACACAAAGACACAGTCGAAATAACTGGAACGTCTCTGAGTAACAAATCGAGTGAGATTGCGTATTTTTTTGATATGATATCAGCATATTTAGTCATCAGTATATCCATACGCTGAGTCAATTCTTCATCAAAGAGTTCGATAATTTTATCACGATAACTCATATCACTTATTTTGTATGCGCTCGTATTTTTTAAATAGATCTTCGACGCTCTCTTCTCGACGCATCCTAGCCTGTTTAATACGTTCCTTCAACTCAGCCACCTTACCCTCCTCTTCGAGACCGTGTTTTTTACACTCTTCTATCAGGTCTACGCGTTTCATGGTACTCAGCGCGGGTTCACGTTTCTTCGGTGGCGGCTTACATTGGGTAATGAGTTCTCCGAAGATTTCTTCCCTCACGTTTTCATAGAGCGGATCGAGTAAATCACACACGGGGTTCAGAAATTTGTTGATGAAATAGTATCGATAATCGACGGGTAAATTATTCTCTTCGACATACTTTGGATCCTCCGATTTTTCAAACGCCTTCGCTTTAGGATCACCCGTGTCCACGAGGAGGTACGGAACTCGGTCACCCGATTGCGGTTCTGAACCAGGCTTACGCATCCGCATCTTATTCACAACCTGTACGTGTGCCTGATTAATGTTCGCAGACTGAGAACTCGTGATAGACACCGCGTTCCCACCAACCTTATAACTATCGGATAAACTTTGACTCAATATGAGTTTCTCGTTTGGAATGTCCCCGGAGAGAAGTTCGATCGCTCGCTCCTTCGCCAGTTCTTTCGGTGGTCCTGTATCACTGGAAGTCAACACGACATCGAGAAGTTCTTTACACACTTCTCTCATGTGAGGTGTATTGTCTCTACGAACGAGCTGGAGACCCTTTACGTCTATGTAGTCCATGTGCATATTCCCATCTGCCCCCTTCGTCCAGAGTTTCGCGGCGTACCGCTTCTTTGAGTACAGAAAATACGGCCAGTAGACCTTCTCGAGTTCCAAGTTATTTGGTTTTTTGAAGAGTGCGCTACACTCCGCCGCCGCTCTCTCCCCGATTTCCCAACTGTACTTGATAGCCTCCTCCCCTTTACGATCCCCAACATCGAACTCGACCATGACCGAATCCGTGTTGTGTACGACGAGTTCACCTGGGCCGACATGGAAATGATGGGACTCCGTCGTCAAATCATACACGTACCCATCCGTCTCCCCCACGAATTCGAGCTTTTTTATGGCGACTGTATTCTTCCTTTGTGTAGATTTTGTCCATGTTTGTCTAAAAACATCAGGTTTGTCTGTACGTGTATTGATTGAGACGTTGTATCCCATGCGTCGGCCCAATATGTACATACCCATAGAACCTTCTTTGCCCTTGATATCCATCCTCGTGTACCCATGGGCATCCTTGTCTCCATCAGCCATGTAATACCCTTCCCAGAAAGAGTGCGCTACTTCGATGGGTGCGTTCAAAATACACGGTGGCACAACCTTTTCTTTGTGTGCGTTGTAAAATAATGAACGGTACCTCATACAAATACCCTTCACATCACCTTTCGCGTTGAGTTTGTACACACCATTACTTTTAATCGTATCATACACAGAAGTTTCAAATGGACAAAGATTTTGCATTTCGATGAGAAAGTCTAAATTAGCGTTGTTGAGCGCCCACGTATGCTTCTCACTGTAGTGACCACACGAACCATCTCCAAAGAAGAAACCCATAACCTTCGCTTCATCGACAGTCACGGTCGCATCATTTTCACCAAAAGCACTCACACAGTCCCCGTGGAGAAGTCGCGTGCCCAAAGTGACCTCACTCGGTTTGATCATCTCCTTATTCTCGAGAAGTAGACTGTGATCTTCCGTCACGTCAACGATACCGGTGTGGGTGAGGACACGGTGAATGTCCTTCGTCGTCTTGTGTCGTACAATCTGGTGAATGGGTGTGAATCCATTTTCTGTCCACACATCAGCATCAATCGTAGCGACTTCTTTACCATCATCGCGCTCTTCGTAGGATTCAACGAGTGAATCGATTCGACACGTCTTGATAACACCCCTTTGACGAATGAGTAGAGGTGTATCAGGTGTCACCGAATCCCCGTACCTTACCTTCGCACCTGGAAAGTTCGCCTCTACGTAATTCTTCGTCTCTTCGATCATCGCGCGACCCCTGAAAGTTGTCGTCGAAGCGATCGGAACACATGGGAGGATACCCTTACCCGCACCCGTGAAGCCGTATACAGAGTTCATCGAGACTTTGTACGCCAACTGCTTACCGTTGTACACCTCCTTCATATACCCCGTGGCGGTCGCCATGTCCTTTTTCGCCTTTTTACGAAACTGTTTCAATTCGAGAAGAATACTGGGTAAAAGACTCGGAACATCCTGTGCGAATTTATAGGTTTTGTCCTTAATTTCGAACGTTTCGTACGTCACGCCCGGAACGTTTCCGTATTCTTTTTCGTTCATGACGTACGATGAGTAACATAAGTTATGCGCCATCATGATAGATGGGTACAAGGCTTCAAAATCCAGAGCGGTGATCGGTGTGTAATACGCCCCCTTCTGTGCGTCGAGAACAGTCGCACCCTCGTATTGCTCTTCGGGTAATTGACCGTACCTGATCGTCGGAATCATGAACCCCATCTCTCTAGCCTTTTTAGACAATTGACTGAACACTTTGATCTGCTGACCTCTCTCGACCAGGAAACACACAGGAACCCACGTCGCTTTAGCCATCTCGAGAAGATTGAGAAGAATGCACATCTTCTTCATGAGTTTATGCGGGAGTAGTGTATCCTTCACGCAGTATTCCGCCACTTCTCTCAATTTAACGGGGTCGCCTTCTCTGTATCGCGCGAACATCTCCTTGGGAGACATATCGATCTTCTGGTCACCCAGGTACAACTTCGAGACGTTATTGAGACTGTACGAATCCAACTTGTACCCTTTCTTGACTTCGTGGAACATATCGAATATGAAGCGTCCCGACATAGGGAGTAGTTTCAACACGTTATCACCCAGCGCGCTCGAGCTCAATTTTTTGATAGAGATTTCACACTCTTGGTTCCTCAGTTTTCCCATCTTAAAAAACTCGGGGCTACACGCCGTGATGAACGCGCGCGTGTATATGTAGTCAAGATCAAATCCGAAAATGTTCCATCCGGTCATGATATCAATATCCTTCTCGTGGATGTACCTCTGAAACGCCTCGAGCATCTCCCTCTCCGTATCGAAACTCACGATCGTACACCCATCCAGGTTCGTGTCTGTTCGTTTATAACAGAAACATGTCTTATCGTACGGTTCATCGTTACCGAATGAACATAGGGAGACTGCGATCTGAAAGCACGCGTCGCCGTGTATGTTTGGATTTGGAAATTTACCCGTAGAACTGTTACACTCGATATCGAAGGAAGCCACGACGAACGGGGCGATATCGTCTCGTGGGACGGGTTTCAGTGTAGTCCAGTCGTTACAGAACAAATCGATATCCACTCGCGCGAGGTGTGATCGGATACACTCATCCCCCGTCTTCAACCACCCCGTCGATTGAATACCTGTTCGATGCATCAGTCGAAGAACTGGATCGATATTCGATTCGTACACTTTGAGTCGTTGGACACCAGAAGTCATCTCAATTGGATTTCTTAAAAAATAATCGACGCGTCGACGACTACTCAGATTTTTGAAGTCTACTTTCATGTACGCGAACTCTTTGTTATTTTGAAATCCCCAAACATCCTTGGCTTTCATCATGGAATACGCCACCAAGCAGTTAGGACACTTTTTCTCTATGACGTTATATATTTCCTGTACAGTCTGAGCCGTGATACGCTCAGAGAGTTTAATAAAGAAGTACGGTGTAAACGACGTCGTCACGCATACAGATTTTCCATCTTCAGTCTTTCCAAAAATACTGATTAAATGTTCGTCATCGTTATCCACTGCTTCCCATGTGAGTGCCTGAAACTCCACACCCATTCCCGTTATGTATACATTGAGTGAAAATTTTAATATCGTTTACTAATAAATGTCAGCTGCTTTAATTGACCTCGTTTCGGTGGGTGCTCAGGATGTGTACATCACTGGTCAGCCCGAGATTACCTTTTTCCGTCAAAACTACAAGCGGTACACTAATTTCGCCATCAAGCCCGAGCGTCTCGATTATATCGGTACGTTCGGTAGCGGTAATGAAGTTACCATACCCATCAAGTCCAAGGGTGATCTCCTCAGTTATGTGTGGATCGAGGCGGAAAACATCGGGGCCACGGGTGATTCCAACCTCGGATTCTTTGATAAAGATGAGACGACCACCACGGAGTTCCAGCTCTGGATCGGTGGGCAGAAAGTCGCTCAGATTGACGCCCTATACATTCAGGGTGTCCACAATCTCTTGTACAAGGATAACCAAGCTAAAGCGTCTTGTGCCGTGACCCTCGATGAAGTTCCTCAGAATGCCCTCGGCTCCTCCACGCACGCCAACCACTACGTCCTTCCATTCTTTTTCAGTGATGACTGGACCAAGTCTCTCCCCCTCGTCGGTCTCCAATATCACGATGTCGAGATTCGAGTCAGGTGCCGCGGAGGTACGTTCGCCCCCAGTAACGTCAAGGTGTACGGTACGTACGTCTACCTCGACACGGATGAGCGTAAATTCTTCATCGACAACGAACACGAAATTCTCTTCACACAGACCCAGTATCAGCCCATGTCCGCCGCCGACACCGAAGTTGACCTCTCGTATTTCAACCACCCAGTCAAGGCGATCCACGTCGTTTCTTCCGAGGCCAATACCGAAAAATGGTCCTCCAATTGGACGTTCGACGATTCGACTCTGTACATCAACGGTGTACCGCTGTTCGAAAACATGTCCGCCACCTTCCACCATAACGTCGTACCTGAGATGCACTGCTCGATTCTCCCCCACGATTCTCTGAGTACCGTATCCACCTTCACGTGGCCCTTCTGTCTCACGATGAACAAATCGCAACCCACGGGAACTCTCAACTTTTCTCGTATCGATAACGCGAAACTTTCCCTTTCTGGAACGGGTACCCGCACAGGAAACATCGTCAGGGCGTATGCGGTCAACTATAACATTCTTCGCATCAAGAATGGTATGGGTGGTGTCGCTTTTGGAAACTAAGTCACTCTGAAACTTACAAAAAGTAAGTCAAGATGGTAAAGAAGTTGTCCCATAAAGTCTCCAAGTTTATCATCGAGATAGACAAGGTCGTCAAGAAGAAAGATGCTAAAATTAAGAAACAGAAAGGTATCATCAAGGCGCTCAAGAACGACCCAAAAAACAAAAAGCACAAGGTGACCATCCTCAGTTTACAAGGTAGACTCGCAGATGTAGAGAATGAACTCAGGCGTTACAAAGTCGGTCGTGTGACCATCACGAATAAAACCGTGGAAAATGCCTTTAAGAATTTACGAAACGGTCAGTCACTCTTTAAAATGAAACCACAGACGAAGAGGTTAATTGAGATGTCCGGTCGGTGGGATGAAGCTCGAAAGATTCACACACAAAACCTATTATGTTAGTTCCAGTTGTCAATCAAAGTTTTTGTCCTTTTCCCCTTCCCAAATTGTGAGTCGGTCCTTGAACTTCTCCGAGTCACAATCAGACCTATAGGGAACTTTTTCAGCCCTAAGTGCCTTTTCCGTGGCGGCCATGCGACTACTCAACGAACGCTTCACAGAGTCTGCGGGGTTCAGACGAACGTACTCTTCAACCTTTTTCTTAGCCTCCATATATACTATGGACACTCCTATCCTTTATTACTGTAAAGCTTGTCAGAGAACCTATGATGGAAACGCACAGTG